CAAGCCCCACCTGCGCTTTTGTTACACTGTGAGGGTTTGATTTGTTGGCAATATGTGCAATAAGCGAAGCTACAGCTCTTGCAATTTTTCCGAACGCCGTTCCGAGCTTTTCTCCGCTTACAAGTCCTGCATTTGCCGTAGGAACAGTATATATCGGTGTCTGGTCGTTTGTGCTAACGTTCGGGACGTTGCCAAGCCCCACCTGCGCTTTTGTTACACTGTGAGGGTTTGATTTGTCTGTCTTATGCCCGTCAAGTTCTTCTTCGGTAACGTAGCTTGTTTTATCAACATTTACAGTGATATTCGATGTGTCGCTGATAGCAATAATCAGTGACACATCATAAGTGTACAGTTCGCTTTCGTCGGGTACTGTTTCGCCGTTTTCTGACTGTAAAATTGCAAAAAGGACTTCCGACTCATCTTCTGCCGTCGCAAATAACCCCAACTGCTTAAAGATATATGACGTTTTGACACCTGTGTTTGTAACTCTCAAAGTCACTCTGTAGCCTTCAGGCTGATTTGTTGCATTTGCTATAGTCGCATTTCGCACGGTACCCGAAAGCACACTCTGCTCCTTCAACTCGCCTTCGGGTACCGTGTCAGTGCCGCTTTTTGCGGCGGTAATCGTAACCTTTTTGCCGCCTATAGCTTTTTTAAGCACCTCTACGCCTGCATTTGTGACGCAGTAATTATTCCATTCCACTAATACTTACCTCCGTTTTATGATGACTGTACAGCGGTTTTATGCCTGTATAAAGATCATACGTTACGCTCGACACATACAACAGCTGTAGACTTAGATGTGCCGGAAGCTTGTCAGAGATAATCTGCCGTACATCCAGTAGCTTTGCAAGTCGTGCGTTTTGATCCATGTCGATCTTACACTCGAGATACTTATACCCCTCTGCCTGCCGCAATCGTATTTCTGCCGAAGCACCAAAAACTTTCATGATATATCGCTCAAGCGTTGAAGCCGAGCATTTAGCATCTCCGATAATCAGTGCAGTTAATACGGTTCTGCGCTCGTTAATTTCAAGCGTTTCATTTGTGTAGCCGAGCAAAAGCTTTTCAAGTTCCGTCAGCGTATTGCTATCGGCTGTAGCTATGTGCTGATTATCAACAATCTTGCTTATAGCTGCGTCGATCTCGTCCAACTGCTTTCCCTCGGTTTTTAACAGTGCATCAATTTCCTTGAATTTGAGCATAAAAACAGGGTACATACGGCGTAGTTCTTCGTAGCAAGTGTCAAGCGGCTTAGGAAAAATAACACTCATTTAAGCCCTCCTTATTCCATTGCCGACACTGTAAGCGTACCAAGTATCGGGACGCTATTCACGGAAATTGTGACGTTCGACGAACCGCCATCGAGAGTAAGATTGCTGTAGTCTATTATTGAATCGCAGTTAAGCAGGATATTTCCTATGCTCGTCAGCCTAACAATAGCGGTGTCGCTTTTGTTGTCAAGTGCAAGATCCTTGAAATATGCGATAAGCTTTTCTTCAATTTCGGTCTTTGCTACCTGCATAGATTTTTCTTTTGCAAGAGCCACAGAAACATTTACAGCGATAGATTTTTCTGTTGCGGCTTTTGCCGTAAATACACAGCCTATGTTCGCAAGGCCTTCACCAAGTCCCTGCTTGTCCAGCGGGTCTATCTGCTTTTGCACTTCGTCAACCGTACTCTGTTCAGCACCTCGACCGTCTGCGCCAATCAGCACAGCTACAACGGTATTCGGACCGTTCTCAAGTGGCAATATTCGGGCATGGCCTACACCCGAAATTGCTTCACACCACGTCTTAAACTGCCTCTTATTGCCGTTCTGCGACGGTGTTGTGATTTTTTCTACAAGTCGCTGACGCAAATTCTCATCACTTTCTTCGTCAACGCCGTCAGTTACCACATTGCCGATGATTGCACTTGACAGACCGACTATCGTGTTTACAGGCACGACAATATCACCAACATTAACTCTATCGTCTAAGCTTTCTGCCTCTTCCGCACGAAGCACAAGGTTGTCGCCGCTTTCGACAACCTCAAAGAAAACGCTGTTATCAAAAAAACGGCTACCTACAGCAGGTGCCGTTCCGGTGTATTCAAGTAAATATTCGCTCTTTGTTGCTCCTATTCTTGATATTCCGTGCTCGTATGCTTTGCTGTCGAGCACCTCACCGTAGCACTTATCAAGTGAAAGATACTCGCTCAGTGCTGACATTTCCTCATACATACGGGCTATTATCTGGCACTGTCCTGCAACTGCGTCGTAGTATATGCTTCCTTGCCGTGTGTCTATATCATCAGGGGCATTTGCCAAAGCCTCATCAAGTAACTTGTCATACGTCTTGTCGCTGAACATTTATATCTCCTCCTCAATTGTGGTATCTCCGAATACTGTACTCACAGAAAACGATACATACAGTGTGTCATCAACGTGCTCTACAGATACATCGGAAACACTCAGCACTCTGTCGTCAACCTTCAAGGTGTCCTCTATCAGAAACGCCATATTATCGGCGATATACTCGTCCGAAGCGTCTTCTTCTGTTATAGCCTCTCGTATTTCCGAGCCGTACTGATTATCATAGACACGACACTTAAAGCGTGGCGTTGACAGTGCCTTGCTTATCGCCTGTTTTACGGCTTCTATGCCGTCTATTTTGTCACTACCAACCGAATATGTGTCATAGTCAAGTGCATACGTCTTGCTCGGTTCGTTGACTTCCGTATCGACAGTGACGTTTATTGGTACATTCAGCATTACTTGTCACTCGCTTTCTTGTCAAGGCAATAGATTACATTGCCTGCTATAAGCAGATAAACGCTATTACCTACCGACAGTTCTTTTTTTACACGCTCCGGCACAATTACGCTACGCTCGGTTATCAGCAACTGTTTATCTGACCGTGCCTGAAAAGTAATGGGTGCTATTTTCAAGACATCTGCAACAAGGATCTCGGTTTTTCCGTTGCTATTCATTGCTTGAATCAAGCCTTTCAAAGAACTCACTTTTTATCCTTTCTTCTCAAACGTTCCTATATCAACCCAGCCGTAAACCATGCTTTGATCGTCCGTGTGAACAAGCGCATACGGGTGTTTTGCCCCTGCACAAATATTCTGTACTTTCGCAGGACCGGCAGTAAGTAACGGACCTGTAGGCTCGTCGCTATTAGCTGTGTAATAATGCCGTCCTCCGTTAAACCACACTATATCGCCAATCTGCGCATCGACTGTACTACCGCTGTTACTGTCAGCCGACAGTACATTACCC